CGCTTTTATAGCCGCTGTATACGTATGGCGTACGCACTTTATAATACCGGCTATTGTAACAGTTAAATATCTACATTGTTTATATGCGTATTAAGTGCAGGTTTGTTGGCGATAAGGTTCAGAAGATACACGTAAAAATGCCATTTGGGACGCGCTTGGGACACAAAAATACCCCTCCCAGCACTTAGCCAGGAGGGGGTAAATATTACTTAATGCCGGCGATGTAACCGTCGTCATTGGTTGTGACTGTGATGTCGCCTGTGAGAAGTTTGCCTTCCTTGTCGAAGGCGCAGATATTGTCTGCGCCAACCTCGTAAAGGCAATCCTCAACTCGTGAGCCGTCGGAACGCAGATAATACCAGTCGTCGTCCAGCTTTAGCCAGCCTGTGGCCATGCGGCCTGTCTCGTCGAGGTAATAACGCTTGCCGTCGCGCTCCTGCCAACCTGTGGCCATGCGGCCGTCAGAGAGCAGCATATACCAGCCGTTATTGTACTCGAGCCACTTATCGAACTGCAACGCGCCGTCATCGCCGAAGTACCACCAGTATTTATCCGAGTCGCCCCAAGAAGCAAATACCCAGCCGGTCAACATCCAGCCGCTCTCGTTGAAGTAATACCAGCCGTCGCCAACTTTGAGCCAACCTGTGGCGTAATCGTCAGCGGTCGCGCCCGTCTGATACCACCATGAGCCTTTGCCGTCGGTATGCCAGCCACGCTCGTCTGTTGAACGTGCGCCAGTCATAACCTCATACCAGTAACATACTCGCTCCATAAAGTGCGCATTCTGAGAGCCTGCAAGCTCACCGGGGCAAGCGGTTGCCACAATCTGTTTGTGTGGTCGGACGTTGCCGCCCCATCGAGGGTAGCCGAGTCCGTACTTAATAAGCAACGCAGCAACAAGATGCGCGCCGCTCTCTAGGGTTGCTTCGGAGACAGTCCAGGGCGATGTGGAGTTGTTCGCATGTTCGATGCTAACACTCTCGCAGTTAGCAACCCAGCGACCACACGCCCATGCGGTGTTGCTCTCCAGTACGTGCTGGGTGATAGTGCCTGCACCGTCCACAGAATAGTGTGCAGACTGCGCCTGCATCTTGTCCCACATTGCTGTGATGGCTGCACCGTCTAAGCCTGTGGCAGCTTCATGGTGTACCACGATATACTGCACGGAATGACCGTCTCGCCCAGCTGAATATGCTGACGTTGGAATATACGCGTCGGCGGTAATCTGTCCGGAAAAGTCAGCCATTAGCGCGCCTCCTCGTCTAAAGGGCTCACGCTTGGTTTGTCGTAGGTCATTGCACGTGCAGAGTCACTAATGCCTTTTGTGGTTGGGTCTACAGTTACGCCAATAGCACCAAGGACCGCCACAACCACAGTGCCAATGAGATATGGATTGCTGATGAACTTCACGAATACATCAGCAAGGCTGCCCCATGTAGTGAGGTCTGAGTAAGCTAGTCCCAAATATGCCAGGACAGGACTCATGACGATTCCAACCATACCCAGCCACCATGCAGGGTTGTGTAAACGTACTTTCCAGTTAATCATGTGAATCTCCTTAGATAAGAATTAATGTGTATTCGCCTGCTCGAGGCGCTCTAGCCGTCCCGCCTGTGTACGGGTCACATCCTCAACCACAGCCAGGCGGGTGTCGTGATGGGCGATAGTCTCTTTGAGCGTGGAGATAACTTCATCCGTGCGTGCCATGTAAGCCGCAAACGCTTTCTGGCTATCTTCTGCGTCTCCCTTGAGCTGCTTCACGCCTTCTTCAATGCGCACCAGTCGCATGGCGTCTTCATTGCTGGCTCTGGTCATCGCTCGAGCGCCATTGATGAGAGAGACCATCATGCCCAAAAATGAGACAGTCGCAATAATCTGCTCGAAGGTTAGTGGGTTCATATCGTCACCTCCTATTCCATACTCAGAGGTAGCAGCGGGATAATTCCTGTAGCGTAACCACTGCTGTAGTTATAGAGGTAAATATGACCGTCATTACTGTCCACTGAACCAACCCAGACCTTAGCGGTGTTGTTGCCGTCCTGTGTGCCTAGAGGGTAATAACCATCAGTGGCTGGTAATAGTTCCTTAGGCATTTCTGCCGTTGTGATACGACTCGAATATCCCGCTGCAAGATAACAATCGAGATACATCATGCCGCCGCGAACGCAGTAGCGAACACGGCAAGCGCCGTCATCTTGTAGTGTTATCCATGGCGTGAACTTGAGCAGCTTTACCAGCTGCTCAAACGTAATATCAACCTTGTTAGCGCCGTTGTTGACCGACACGATCAGACCGTCAACGTTTGCGCCGATTGCTGTAGTGTTCATTCCGTCGGAACTTGATAGGCGGGCGCTCATAGACTTAGCCTCTACACCAAAGCCCGCCATTGGTCTTAATAGCAAATTTTCACACGTTATAAGGGTACTGAGTGAGTCATCATGACCGTCACTGTACCCAGCAACAATACTTAATGCTGTTCCTCCAAGGGTAACCGTTCCAGCGTTAAACGAGGCAAGCTGATTTGTACCGTCTAGCAGCTTCATACCATGAGCATCGATTGTGGTATGCATACCATCTTTGCCACCAACGTGTGCGCCATTCTCATCATGTGAGAATGTATTGGTTAGATTTGCAACCGTGCTCTTGACTTCACTAGCGTCACTCTGCGCCTTTGTGGCCATAGTCTTCGCCTCCTTTGCTGCTGTGTTTGCGTTTGCTGCGTCTGTTGCTACATGGCTCACTTCCTCCGCTGCCTTCTCAGCTTTAGCCGCGACAGTCTCGACCTTCTCCGCAGCCGCTGTTGCGGTAGTTGCTACGTCAGCAATCTTCTCTGTAGCTGCGTCAGCCTTCTTCTCAACTGCCGCCGCCTTCTCCTCGACTGCTTGAACTTTGGCCGTAGTCTTGTGAGTGTCTTCTACCGTCTTGCGCGTAGTCGATGCGAGGGCGGTCAGACGCTTGTCAGTTGCTTCCTGCGTGCGTTCTTGGGACGTTGTGCCACTCTTGGTCAGCGTGCCTTCGATTGCGCCGAAGCTGTATCGCGTGGCCTTTGGGTCCACGAGGTTAATCGTGCGACCAACACAGAGCATCATGCGATCAATGCCGTGTGGCTCGCTTGTAACCTGGACGCGCTGCAAGTAATCAATCTGCTGGATGGTCGCATCTGCGTAGTGCAAGTCCGTAGCGCTTACGGTGATGGAATCAGAAAGCTTGCCCGCGGCAAGGTCGGCTACTGCTTTGTCCGCGAGTGCCTGTGGCTGGCTTAGATGGTCATACTCCATCAGCTTCTCGATAATGCCGTAACGCTCAGCCATCGCGGTATCAACAACTGCGTCGCCGACAATGTCATAACCACCGCCAACGTAGGCGTGTTCATCGTCGATGGTTACGTCCTTCTCGTCTTCACCTTCGCCGGTCTTACCAACTGGAACAATAGCGGTGTAGATATCTTTACCATCCGCGCCGGTGTTTAGATCTAGAAGGTTCTGGCCAAGCTCTACAGACTGAACAGCTTCGCTTGAGCCGTCCGCGTTCAGCCAGTCGAGGTAGTTATCCTCGCCCACATAGCGAACGCGGAAATAACCGCCGCAGAGCTTTGTGAGCTTCTCGCGCATCTCCTTCAGTGTGGTCGGACGTGTGCCGGTGCCACGCTGAAGCGCGCCGAAGTTAACGCCAGCGTTAATGCCTACCTTGAACTTCTCGCATCGGTTAGACACGCGCAGGTTGTGTTGCTCAATGAACCACTCGAACAGCTCGCCAGCCTTGGCGGGGGCGTTAATCTCACAGTCAATCTCGTCGGTGTCGTATGTCTTATATGGGCGGACGGTGGTGTCATTGAGGTACGCCATCGCACCCTCGCAGGTAACATCAATAGATCCGTTCATGGACATCGACACTTTACGGATTCGACCACGGAAGAGAATCTTCTGTGTCTCGTGTTCCGTGAGCTCAATCTCGCGCTCGGTGTTCATGACCGATTCACGATTAAACGCGCGCCAGAGTGGGTGTGTTGGCTGCACGGTAAAAGAAAGAGTCGGAGACTGCCCCGACTCTTCTACAAGCTTACCGGTTGAGATTTGCACGCCTTCCTCACGCGGATCATGAATAACGTTTCCCGCATAAGTCAGCACATACATTTATGCCACCCTCTCCCACATATAGACGGCTCTGTAAGGTGGCATGTTGTTATGTGGCTGACCGCCGCCGACCGCGTCAACCTGGAAGCGGTAATTGGTATACGTATCAGCTGAGCGTGCCGTCCACTGGTTGCCGCCGCCGTTATCCGTGCCGTAATGCATCGAGGTGTCGTGGCTGTGGCTTGGCATTTCGTTGATGGTCAGCGTATGAGTATCCTCACCGCCCGTTGAGCCCGCGGGGAATTTCTGCGACTGAGCCAGGAGAAATACACCGTTCAATGGCTGCCATGTACCACCAAGGAATGTTGAGGGGTCAGTTGGCTTGGTGCTCTGATAAATCGCGCCCACTGGAAACATTGCGTCCAGGAGGTCGAAGTTCTTGGCCAAGTCCTTAATAGTCTGAACAGTCTCGTCCGTGACGTCAGGCTTCGTGAGACCCAGCCTTGGAGTCTTTGTGCTCATTAAATATCCTTCCAATCGAAGTCGAGCATAACTGTTGTGTTGTTGTGCGTCTCTGCGTCATCGACGTATGCATGCTCGCGCCATGTCCCGCGCATGTCCTGCCACTTCTTACCGGCTAGGCTGGACCATGTCAGACCCTTGAGTCTGTTCTTTCCAGCGCGGCCAATGTATGCCAGGCTTGTGCCGTCGAGCTGCTCCCAGGTAAGCCCCGCATAATCGCGCCAGATTGCCGTTCCGTAGTCCGGCGTAGTGTTTACGGTTACACGGTTCTTTCCGTTGTGCAGCTCCAAGTCTCGGTTTATCCACACACCCGGCTGAAGGTCAACGGTTCGCCCGTTGATGTTGACAAGGGCGCGTGTGTGGCATGTGATGGCCGGAACCACCGCATGCGCGGGGCCGTCGATGATGTAAGTCTTGCCAAGTTCACCGTCAAGCTCGTAGTGCATAACACCGCGCGACTTGTATGGATCTGCAGTGATTGTTAGCTTGATGTCCGCCGTCTCGTCGTAGAGCGTCTGGGAGGTGACCTCGAAGCGTCCTGTGTACGTATAACCCTCATCCCAGGACAGCGTGAACTCTAAGCGTCTACCATGGAGCATGTTACGCAGAGCGGTCAGCGTCGTCTCAACGCTTGCCCAATCATGTGTGTCGAGCGGTGAGAGTGTAATGGTGATTGTTCGCTTGTCGAATACCGGAGCACCTGTCAGCCACTCAGACAAGTCGAGCACGCCATCACGTCCAGGGATAGACACCGTAGACGTTCTGGTGGCTGGCGGCTTGTCTGTGTAGTTCGTGACCGCTAGGCGGTAGGTGGCGCAGAGCGGCACTCCATCAACCACAACCTCGTACGTGTCTGTTAGTTCCGTCATCTATTTGCCACCACCTTATATTCTCCGAGGTTTGAATCCACATACGGCGAGACGATTGAACCGACCGTCTGACCATCCATTACAACGCGCATATTGCGCACATCTTCACGCAGTCCAGCAATCTCGCTAATCAGCTCGTCGTCACTCTTAGAGTTGTTCACCGCGTCGCTGATGTAGCCTGTGAGCGTGCTAATTGGCGCAACAGCTTCAGGTCCTGCTTCTCCGCCAATCATGGCTTTATTTCCGTTCATGCCGAACATGGTCGGATTCATTAGAACACCGCCGTCGGCGTACCACTCAATGCCCAAGCTTGGAACAGATGGTGGCGCGAGCGAGAATGTACCGGAGATGCTGAAGTGTGGGAGCTTAATCTTTGGGAACTCCAGATGTAGGCCACGGAAGAATCCACTAATGGCGTCCAAAGCCCCTGAAACGATATTCTTCGAGTCACCCATGACATTGCCAATCGTGCTCGCGATACCGTGGAAGATGTTGCCCACCATGGTTGAGATGCCATTAAATACACTAGAGAAAATGTTCGCGATTCCGTTGACAATGCCAGACAGTATGCCTTGAAGGCCGCCCATAATTCCCGAAATGATGTTACTCATACCCTGGAATACTGTCTGTGCGCCATTGGCGGCCATCTGCCAGTTGCCTGTGAAGATGCCAACGAATACACCAACAACTGTCTGAATAATGCCTGTGACTGTTGTAATAACTCCAGCAATAACATTCATAGCAGCTGAGACAATCGCTGCAGCAACCTCAAAGGCTGCGCCGAATATCGTAGAAACAATCGTGGCGATTGTGGTTAATGCCACTCCTAGATTCTGCAGATATACGTCAATCAGTGGCTGAATAGTTGCAATAAATGGCGCGAAAATCTCCTGTAGCTGTTCTGTCATCTGCATTTGTGTCGCAATCATTCCGCCAACAGCTTCACCGAACCCACTGAATGCTTCGACGATCATGCCAATTCCTGAGGTAATCCCGTCGATAGCTGGTTGAAATATTGGGGTTAACTGCTCGATAACTAGACCAATATCGGTGCCGAAATTCTCGCCTGCTTGTGCTGTATCTTGGAAGGCATCTCCCAGCGGTGTAAAGTACTCAACAACTGAAACAAATGCTTGCCCAATTTCATCTATAGCGCCAGTAATTAGTGGGGCGGCTGCTTCAGCAAACGATGCAATAACATCGCCAATAAACGCGATTGCATTAGCAATTCCTCCAATAATGCTAGAGATTGTCTCCATATCGTAGAGACGACCAAACACTGAATCTAACGATTCAATCGCACCAATAACAATGTTAACGATGACATCACCAATCCTTTGGAAAGAACTCCATAAAGACTCAAGGGCTGGCGCACATGAAGACATTATGTCTTGTCCTATGGCTCCGAGAGTTTCCATTAGTGGACCTATAGCCGCCTGTACATCTTTATTAGTAGCAACTAATGCACCGAAGGCTACGAGAGCAATTCCAACTGGTCCTGATAGCGCCATCAATCCACTAGATAGTGGTCCAAGTAGTCCTGACAAAATTGGAATCTGTCCGATTATCCCCGCAATGGCCGCAGGACCTTTTAACGCCGCGAAGACAGTAAGAAGCGGAGTAATAGTAGGAAGTACTCCTCCGATTGACTTCGAGAATCCATCAATTGCCGGAGCAATGTTCTTAAATGCTTCAACCAACGCTTGAATAGCTTGTGTGAAGATTGGAGCGGTTAGACGCGACAGAGCGGCGCGAACGTTAGCAAATGAGCCAGCCAGTGTGTCACCAGACGACAGAGCCGCTTCGCCTAGACCGACGCGCATGGCTTCCGAGAATGTATGGAAGTCAATCTGTCCCTTGGAGACCATCTCGGAGACTTCCTTGGACGTCTTGCCAAGGTATGTTCCAAGAAGTTGCAGAACTGGCACGCCAGAGCTTGAAAGCTGCATCATGTCATCGCCCATCAGCTTGCCACGCGATGCGACGGAGCTGAAGATGACGCCGACATCATTGAACGCTCGACCAGATGCTGCCGCAACGTTCGCGACGGACTTCAGCGTGTTGGTCATATCCTCGCCGGACTTAATGCCAGCTGCAGAAAGCGTCGCCGCTGCCGTTGCTGCATCACCCAGACCAAACGCCGTGCCACGGACTGATTGAGTGGCCGAGTCCATAATGGACTCGATGTCCTGGGCGTCATGGCCAAAGCCGGCGAGCTTCTTCCGTGCGTTGTCAATGTTCAGTGCGCGGTCGATGCCGCCCTGGATGGCCATACCAGCAACCGCAGCAATTCCCGCCTGGCCTACGCCAATCAGCGAGCTCGCGATTTGCTGGGTGTTAGTGCGTACGGCGTTCCACGCGCCAGACAGTCCATTTTTAGCTGTGTTGGCAATGTTTGAAAAAACGCTCTGCGCTTTACTGCGTATAGCTGCAAACGATGACTGCACATTATTAGATGCGCCGTCCATATCGCTGCCGATAGACTTCGACACGTTCTGCGCTTTGTTCTGAATCTGACTAAGCGAAGACTGCGCCTTGTTTACGCCATCGATAAAGCCATCAGCATTAACGGTGAACTTCGCGGAGAGAGTATAGTCACTTGCCATATATACCTCCTCTCATTTATTTCTGTTGATTCGATAGAGCCTTCTCGAGCGCGGCCATTTTGTCGCGCGCTTCTTGTGCGCTCATGGTCTTTTTGTCAGGCTTGTTTGCTTCAACCCACAGAAGCTCAGGTTCTTCGCTCTTTTTCTTGTAGCCATTAGCGAGTGCGTTCGCGATTGCTTCATTGAGAAGCATCTGGTCAGACGCGACACGGTCATGCTCAGCCACTTGAAGAAGGGCAATCTGAGCCGCTGTGAGCCTGTCAAACTCGTCCGGTGTCCATCCAAAGCGAACAGCCGCCCACGCCCACAACTTGTCGCGCTCGTAGCCCGTCAGTGGCTTCTGCGGCGCTTCTTGTGGTTGGTTGGCTTGTTGTGTGGTTGTGGATGGTCTGACCCAGCGCGGGCTCACCAGATCTATCGGAATAAAAAACCGCAGTCCTTCATGAGTGAGTCGCTTACGGCTTCAATCATCTGAGCGTAGCCGTGCTCCTGCAGGTACTTTCCAGCAAGCTCGATGGCCTGTGTTGGGTTAACCCATGCACTCTGACCACTCTCACGGATGCCATACGCGAAGATGGTCTTAGTCTCGCGCAGAGTTGGCTGAGCGGTGAACACGGAAATAATGCTTTTGTTACCAATCGCACTCTCTGCCATCTCAACACGTTTCTCCGCGTAGAGAAGCTCGTATGTAGTACCGTCAACCTCGAAGGTAAAATCTGCCATTTCTTACTCCTTAACTAATAAAAAAGGGGCAGCCGAAGCTACCCCGTGAGTTGTGTTTGTGGACGCTTATCGTCCTGTTGGCTTGGTAATTGCCTTAGCCTTAGCGGCTGCGTCAATGTCAAACCACGTCCACTTGCCTGTACCTGTGAGAGATACAGACGCGGTGCGTACGTCATCGGTTGGCGAGTCCGCCTCGTACTTAGTAACGATAACAGCGCCGCCACCGATTGGCGTGAAGTCTGTGTTGTCCAGGAACTCCTTGACACACAAAATAGTACCGTCAGCGAGTGCCTGGCGGAACAATTTATCGCTCTCAGCGTCCTTGATGGCCACCGTATCAACGGAGACTTCGAAGGAACGGGTAGATGCGCGATTGACCTTCCAAGCACCGCGAGAAGACTTCGTGGAGACGCTCGTAGTATCAGCGGAAAGCGATACCTTGTGAGACTTCTCGCCGGCGATTGCGAGGAGCTTAGATCCGTCAGCGCTAAATACGCCGAGCAGAACCTCTGCGCCGTTTACAGCGTTAACGCCACCGGCGGAGACGTCGCAATATGCACCGCTATCGAATGCAGTTGAATCTGGCATAGTAATGCCCCTTTCTACTTAATAATCAGACCATAGGAGACGACCACATCAAACGACACAACCGCGTGCCACTCTCCTGTTTCGTCTCGCTTGATTGTGTTTAGACCGTTATCCGTTTGACGGATGACCTGGAACGGACAAGCCAAACTAATTGGCTGGCTCATGGCTTCTTCTAGAGCCGTCACCATCTTGAATATCTCCTCGCGCGTCTTAGACGGCTTGGAGATTGCGTGAAGCTCGATGGTGTAGACATCCAGCCACATTGTTTTAGTTTTGTCCGGACGAACTGAGAGTGCGCCGACGGAATAAAGAGGAGAGGGTTCTTTATTCGCGTCGGTCACACATTTAACGCCCGTGCCTTCTTTGACACGTGCCACAACCGCCGCGACAAAGTCGTCAAGCGGGAGTCGCCTTAGTGCTTGTCTCATAAGCCCTTACTCCTTAGATACTCATCGCACCGCTTCTTTAGAACAGCGCGCGCCGCCTTTATCTCCGTAGCGAAGAAGTGCTGGCCTTCCACGAATGGAGCCTTTAGGCGCTTGCCAAGCTTCGGAACGTACTGGCCAACGTTTTGACGATGGCCATACTCAACGTGTGGCGCGTATTCTCCCGTGTAGCCGACCTCACCCTCGCCACCTTTGACGCTTTGGCGAATGGATCCAATTAATTCGCCCGTATCTCGTGGTGTGGTTGCGCGTAGATCTTCGGCTATCTCGTTCACGGTGCGCTTCATAACAATCTCGGGCTTGATGTTCGCAAGCTCCTTCAGTGCATCGCCAAGTCCGCCATCGTCAAATTGCAGGCGAACACTAGGCATACGCATCACCCTTTAGCTTCTTCAGTGACAGAACGCGACGGCGTCCGAAGTCACTCACATGGATAACCTCGAAGACGTCACCAGCGTCAATCACGGGAAAGCGAACAAGAGACGCGCGAAGGGCAAGCTCGGCGGGAGCTGTCGTGATAAGCGTCAAGTCACACGCCGCGTAGTCGTTGCCTTCGTTTGTCGTCTCTACAAGCGATGCGGGGCATACCCTCGCCCGGGTGGTTGTAAGCACCCGGCGCGAGAGCACGCGATTGCCTAGTTTGTCGCGCGCGTCGGTGTCCGCGAGTTCAATCAACTCGCACATCCGCCACTTCATACGAACCTCACCTTTGGAAACTGCAGAGCGGAGGTAGTGTCCGCCCTAGCAATTTCAGCCAAGGCGGAAATCTCCGCGGCGTACTCCGCGAGCAAATCGTCCACAAACTGAAGAGACAAGGTTCCGCCCTGTCCCTCCGCTTCCTGTGTGATGCCTTCATCGAATCGACGATTTACTGCCTTGACTGTTGCATCGACCACAAGGGACTTAGCTGTGTCGGGTAGCGTGGACACACCAATGCGCAAACAGATGCGGTCTGTGAGCGTATTCTTGACCTCTTCCAGCCACTTATCGCTCGGCTTATCCTCGACCGCTTCGAGTCGTGTCTTGACACGATCTAATACGCTCATACGCTCACCTCCTTACTCGTGAATTAGACGGTTGCCTTAATCTCTGCCTTGACAACGCCGTCGGTAATCTCTGGGAAGATCTTGACGCCAGACATAACCAAGGTGTCGCAGGTTGCGGTCTTGGTGTCGATGTTGTGAGTGATACCAACGAAGCCAGTAGCGTCGGAGGTCAGGCCGAAGGTGGAAGCAAGGTCGGAACCGTTTGCTGGGACGTACGCCAGGTTGAGGTTCATGGCTGCAGTACCAAAGATGGTGCCAGCCCTAACTGCGGAAGAGGTGATTGCGGTACCCAGGCCAAGGAAGTCCTTGAGGTAAGTAATACCTGCGGCGTTCTGGGTGGTAACGGTTGCAGTGCCGAGGTAGTCAGCCACATCGAGAGGATTGACGAAGAAGACGAATGGATTAGCTGCGTCAGTGTCGAATCCGTCATAGCCCTCGAACTTAGCGGTCAGAGTTGCCCAGAGGTTGGCCATAGCAGCCTGCAGGGTCTTGCCGTTCTTTGCTGCGGCTGTAGTGGTTGCGACGCTTGCAATCAGATCGCTACGAATGCCGTTCTGGATGGTGCCGATAAGCTGAGCGTCAGCTTCGTTGATTGCACGGTCGCGGCCACGAAGCTGGATAGCTTCGGCAGAGGTTACACGGCGATACTTCTTAAGAGGAAGCTCGATGGTCTGGTCAAGCTGACGCTTGATGTTAGACGCTGGAATGGTGTCACCCTCAGCAACTACGCCATTCTTAACGTCCTTCACGAACTTGTAGGTCTTGATGGTGCCGCCCTGTGGTACTGGGATAAGGTTGGTAATACCAAGAGCCTTCTGAAGCTCCTGGATGCCCTGGGAGAATCGGTTGACGTAATCAATAGAAATCTCAGGAGCGATGTCGGTCTTTACGGTGAGTCCTGTTTCTGCTGGCATAATGTGCCACCTTTCTTAGTGTTAAATAAATAATCCAATGTTGTCGCGGATGGCTGCCTGGCGAGTGATTGGGTCTTTAATGGCCAAGATCTCTTCTTTGGTCATCGTCTTAGTAGCCACACCTGCCGCAGGAGCTTTGCCCGCGAGCTGTTTCTTCACGGCATCTTCTACGGCCGCCGTGAAAGCCGTTGAGAAAGCGTCAACGGACGCCTTTGTTTCCTCTGCAGTCTCACCCACTAAACGCGCGAGAATGTCATCGCTGACCGCGATACCTTGCTCAGAGAGTTGACGACGAGACTCGGCCACCATCGCGTTTACAGTGTCGCGACGCTTGTACTCGTCAAGTTCCTTCTGGACCTTGTCACGTTCGTACTCTGCTTTTTGCTGAGCATTCATCTCGGCCAGTTTTGCAGCTTCCTCAACCTTTGCGGCCTGCTGCTTTTCCCACTTCGCGAGACGCTTGGAAACAATCTCGTCAACGTCAGCGTCCGTGTACTTTGGCTGCTGCTTGTTGTCGTCCTGCTTTGGCTCGCTCTGTGCGGTGGCCGCGTCCTTGTTAGCGCCCTCGCCATCCACTGCAGGAGCTTGAGCTTGCTTAGTCTCCTCTGCGGTCTCTGTGGTTGTTGCTGCGTTTGTTTCTGCACCCATTGTGTTTCTCCTAATCCCCGGCGCTCCAAGGCGCGTCGGCGTGCCTTTTCTCCTTAGCTTTTAGCGACGTCAAAGCTTGGTCGATGCATTAAAAAAGCGACCGTCTAGTCGCTTTCAATACACAGTTCAACAATTTTCTCTAGTACTTCATCCGTGGGACATCCACGACAACGCATGAGCTCGCGCTCACCTGCGTCCACAACACACACAGTCGGAAGGTGCGTGATGCTCTTCGCGTCCCTGGACCTCGGTGAGCAGTCCACGTCAATAATCTCGTACTCAATATCCTCTTCAGATAAAGCCGGCACTATCCTCTTGATAGTCCCGCGACAGATGCTGCACCACTCGGCCATATAGATCACTACTCGCGCCATATTCTCACCACCAATCGTTGCATAGAATTCGGAATTATGGTATATTCTGCTTAAAGAACCCGCGCCACCTCGGTTAATGTCCGGGGCCGAGCAGGGTTCTTTTTTTATTGCTTTACCGTTATAACCTTGTCGTGCAATATAAGCGTTATAGAATCAGCCCTTATCTGCTTTTCATAATTCCTATTACCAGTACTATATTTTTTCTCATAGTTTCTTTGATATCGGGATAGTGGTGTTTTCAAGAACTCCCTAGCAGTTTTTTCAGCATCTTCCTCGCTGATAGTCTCAAGAGACAAATCTATGACGATGTCCCGGCTTTGCGCGGAAGCTTCCCACATCTTTTTGAACAGTCGTTTGACCGATGATGATTCCACGCGCTTAATCTCAACAGGAACACCGTCTTTCAACATATCCGGTGTGTGGGAGCCAGGTTTACTGGACGCCTTGATAAAAGAAACATCTGACCCCATGTTTGCAAGCCTAATCGCCACATTCAGTTCTTTTCCGTCGAATTTTGCGCCAATCTGTGTCGTTATCATGCCTTCGTCTGGGGATATTTGACTGAGGAGTCTGTCAAGTCCGTTCTGACCCTTCTTAGCCGCTTCCGCAATCTTGCTATCAAGATCTCTTATCCGATCTGTATAAGCCTTAATCCGTTCTTCCTTGGCTCTTTTGTCGTCCTTTGAGCCCAACCGGAGCATGGTGTTTTCCTTTGCTTTCTCCATCTGCTCGGGAGTCTTGTCCCTTTGGCCAAGTTCCTCTTGCTTCTGTTGCCAGGCGTCCCAATCGTCCACAGCGGGCGCAATCTGACAGCGGCAATATGGGTGGAGCGGCGGGAAGTTCACGCCCACCTGCATATCCTCGAACCTAAACGTAGATCCATTCACGCCTTCGCACTCTTCACAGGCGCGCTCGTCATGCACCACCTCGATGGTGTAAGAGTCAAAGCCTTCACGCTTCAACTCTTCAACCTGCGCCATGCGTGAGACGTAGGTTCCCTCGGTGTAAACCAGGCGCATGAGTGACGATTGCGGAACGTCCACAAAGCGCTTCTCTAGAGCCTTCGCGATTCGCTGGTACGAGTCCCCGCGCGCGAGTGCCTTCGACATGTCCTGCGCCACGTATGACGCGAGCGTCTCCGTGTTGTCCCAGATGCGCTGGGAGTATGACGTGTTACCCGTCCACACCGTATCAACGAATCGGCGAACCGCGTCAGAGTCCATACTGTAGAACGACCGACCAAATCCCATCGCCTCAGCGGCTGTGTTTGCACCACGCAATGACTGGCGCATGATGTGGTTGTCTATGCGCTGAACCACGTCTCCCGTTGCTTGGTAGAGGTGCAAGCGTGCGGACGCCTGTAAGCCTTCGAGCCTATTCAGTTGGTAGATGCTCTTACGCACATCCACAATGGACTGCATATCTGGATGTTGGCGCAAGAACTCGTCGCAGTCACGAATAAGAAGCTCGCGGTCTTTAGGGTCCATCGTCTCCATGAGACGGCGATACTCAAGTACTCCATTCTCGCCATAGCGCTGATAGTACTCCGCAATCTCGCGGTTCAGGCGGCGGAGCTCACTCTCGTAAGCGTTATGGACGCGTATCGACAGAGCGCGTTCGTCTTTCTCCATCGCTGCGTCAGCGAGTGTTTGGCGTTGGTGCCAATACGAGTCCATGTTGCTCCTTAGTTATTGTTTTCGTTCGTACGGTCTGGGACCATCTGCGCGGCCTGCTCGGCGCGTTCGTCAGCCATGCGCTGCATCTCAGCCTGTGGCGAATCAACGCACGACAGAACAGACAGCTGCGTCTCCTCGGACGTAATGCCGGAGAGGTTGCCCGCAATCTGAGACTCTTCAAGCAGGTTCGATGGCAGGTTGCGCGTGAAGGTGGCGCGGACAGTGGTCCATGCCTTAGCGTCTAGGCGTGTGTTTCCTGCGTAGTTACAAAGCAGCTTCCAGCGCCTGGATAGTGAACGGCGAAACTTCCTCTGCTTTACGACAGCGATATCGCTCATAGCCTGCAGGCGGTACTTAATAGCAATGCCGGAGCTGGTATCGAACTTCTCGCTTGAAAGGTCTGACACCATCGACAGAACGAAGATAAGGCGCTCCACGCGATCAATGAAGTTTTCCTGCGTGCCGTCCGCGTCAGGCTTAGACAGAAACTCAACGGTAACGTTTGCCGCATCCCTCGAGTCTAAATTGATGATGCGCGAGTCTCTCAGATTCTGCAGTGTCTCATCGTCCAGGCGTGCGCCAAGAATCTTCAGGTATGCGTCAGCGTAGTACTCGACATCGTTAGCCTTCTCGGAGATGGCCTTGTTGTACGCGTTAATGAGCGACATAACGCCCTCGAACAAACCAAGGCGCTCCTCATTGTCCACATACTCAACCACAGGCACATCATCAAAGCCGTGGATGACAGGCTCACCGAAGATGACCTTCGAGCCGTCCATCACAAACGGCATCTCGAACATGGAATCGTAGAGCGTGCCGCGGAGTGTGTCGCGCTCATTGTCGAAAAGGTTATCGTCCAACCAGAAGCGCACCGCGTAGATGATGTCATTCTCTACGGTGTCATCGCGGACAACGAAGCAGTTCATTGGCGTGACTGAACAAGAACGCGCGAAGGCTTCCTCGTCGCGCCACATCAACTCATAGCCTGCGCCGTAGATGTCGGCAAGCTTGGAAAGCTCGGCGTCTAGGTCGTCAGAATCGTTGACCGCGCTCCACACGTCCAGATACTCCGCAAACGCTTCATCGTCAGCGGTAGTGCGAATAGGAACGCCCAAGAAGTAGCCGACCATGGAGTCCACGATCTGCTTGGCGAAATTGGCCACGAGTCTATTGTCCGGCTTGTATTCTGCCTTTTCCTTCTGGTGCAGAATGTCGTGGTCGCCCTCGTATGCTTTGCGAAGGCTGGCCAAGCGGTTAATCTGCTTTGCGCGGTAGTCCACCAAGAGCTTGCCGAGAAGCTCCGCGGTCATCTGTGTGTCTTTTGGTAGGCGATAGCCGCCCCTTGGCTCAAACGTTGAAGCGTTTGCTCCCTTAACGTCAGCGTCCACTAAATGCCTCCTCTAAATAGTCGAATGGTTGGCGCATTGTCGTGTAAGCGAATAGCGCACGAGAGAGAGTCAGGCGCATCATCGTGCTCCGCTCCCTCGGTGAAGTCCATGACCTCATTCCAGTAATCGACGCTGGCTTCGCGGACACTCTCAAGCCTGGACAGCTTGGACCAAGTGCCACGGCCATACGTCGCAATCTTGATGAACTTGTTGGCGGTCTCTGAGTATGTATGGACGGGCAACCCGTACCCGTCGAGCTTGTCAGCCACGTAACCTTTGTCCGCGTTTTTCTCCATGTAGACTGTGCCAAGTCTTAGCTCGCGGTGTAGCTCTAGAATGCGCGCCATGCACTTATCGACGTGCGTCTCGCGATACAGTTCACCGTGGACGTAAGCTTTATCGTCCACCCACTTGATACACGTGATGGCCGTACCGTCTGAACCGCCGTAGGCCGCGTCCACATGCATGATGCCATCGTAGAGAAGGCTCTCGTCTTTGAACGTCTTACAGTCGCCCTCGAAGACTACGCCCTCCTCTGCCACGTGGCGGAGCTCATAGTTAGCCGCGAAGAGTGAGTGCGTCATCGACGCCTTCAGTTCTGTGGCCACGTCCACACTCACGAGCCCTGTAGTATCCCATGGCCACTTCTCAGCGGGTGGCATGATGGTGAACGCGTCGTCTTTGTGCCACGGGGTTCCTGTGTTGATGATACGCCCGCCACGATTCTTGACGTTTTGCAGTTCGCGGTAGATCTGTTTTGTACGCTCACGTTCAGCACGGCTCACGCGGTCGCGCAGTGTGACGATGTCGTCCGTAAAGATGATGTCCCAGTGCTTACCGGTAAGCGAGCCACCAATGCCGATGCCCGTCAGTTGAGGGGACCCGGAGACGTTACACGCGAGACTTGTCGAGATTGCCGTGAAGCTTGCCGTGGTCAGCTTCAGTGGCTGGCCGTAGATGCTCTGCGCAATCTCCTGGGTAAGAGGATGTTCAATCATGCGTTTGACCGCCGCGAGTACCTCCGCGACGTCATTCTCGCCTTTGCGTTGGAATCCCACGGTCAAGTCCGGACGGGTGAGCAATATCAGCCACAGAGCCACCTCGACGCAGGTCGTCTTGTATGAACCTCGGTGAGACTGAAGCGTCATGTCGCCCGTGCCAAAGACCATCTCATGGATCCATCTGTCGTGGAGTCCTTCGCGCAGAAGGTCGTAACCTAGCTCATGTGCCAGGCGCACCGGGTGCTTGGCCATAAGCGTCGCGAGTGCTCTATTTGTCTCCATCGCTCTCTACCTCGTCGAGCAGGCTCTTAAACGCGGCACTGGCTTCCTTAGCGTTGGCGGACACTTCCATCTGCTGCACAGGCTTCTGTCCGGAAGAATCGCGGACGAACTCAGCCGCGCGCACGTCTCCTTCGAGCGCCTGAGTGAGCATGGCAAGTGCCATGGCTTCGCTGGCGGTCACGTTCTTACCCGTGAGCCCTGCGATGGTGGACGCCTCGGACAGCTTGCCTGGCTTCATTGGCATGGCGAGAAGATCTAGAAGCGTCTCACGAATTTCGCGCCTGCGCTTCTGAACCGCGTTAGACTTCGCGGCGCCCTTCTTGCCTATCGCGCTCAGCTCCGCTTTGGTGCGCTGACTGTTAGGCGTTAAGTTCTTCGCCGCGTTCGGATTGTTTGCCATTCGTGAATAAACTCCTTCACTTATGCATAAAAATGAATATTGAGCTAACAAAAAAGCGCCCTCATTTCTGAGAGCGCCCGAGTCGCTTTGTTAACTTTCGTACATTCCTACGGTATCAAGATAGCACGTTTTAATATGAATATAACTGCAAGATTATGCACGATTTATGAATATTCTTCTTACTTTATACACAGCTTAGCAATACCCATCGTGTTTGTAAACTCCAAAGAACGTTCGCGCAGCTTGAACGCTTGACGCATGGAAACGTGCGCTCTTTTAGCCGTCTCCGACCACGTGTAGCCTTCGACGAAGTACAACTGCATCACGAGGGCCGCATCTTGGCCGAGCGCTTCGCCGATTGTGTTGCACGCGGTGTAACCGTCAAGAATGACGCTCTCCAATTCGCTCAACAAACCCTCTAGAAACTCTTGTGCGGTCATTTCCGCCATACTTACGCGTGCGGTCGGGTCAGAAGTCGAATTCTTAGCTCCCGAGCCTCCTGAAGCCTTCAGAGGCTCTCTGACGGCGTTCAGCCTGTTGCGAGCGCTTTCAATGTCTTTCGCGGCCTGCCTAACACTCTCCCACCATTCCAGCCCAGCCATGCCACTACCTCGCCTTTTCCTACAATTCCTCGACCGAGAAATAGATGCCCATGATGTCAGCGTAGCCTTTGTCGAGACTCTCGCTGCAGATAAAGCGGTCGTCTTCAATTATTCCACACCTGGTCAGACAGTCTTCGAACGTCTTCAGCATGTTCGACATGTCTGGCTTCTCCGTCATGGGGCTGCCATCGGGATGCTTCTCGCTCGCAGGGAAGCACCACTTCACCACACAGCGCAAAGGTCCGGTGAGCGGCTGGAAATTCTCCGACACCTTCGTGACCGACTTCAGCCACACGCAAATCAAATCCTCCGCGGTCTTCAGTTCGTCCGACTTCCTGATGGCGGCGTGCATTCCTTTACCACCGCCCACGATGTACGCCACAAGGGCGTTATGCGTCACGCTCGGCGGCTTCATGGGCAAGAATGCCGACACACGCCTTTTCGCGCTTTCTGCGGGCTCTGCGTGCCTTGTACGGCCGCCCGCGCTTCTTCTTGGGTCAACCACATCAATCAATCTCCTAATCGTGAATCGTGAATCGTGAATTTCAAAAAAATGAACCGCGCCAATTACGCGGGCGCGCGCGGAAATGTTCAAGAGCTTGTGGCAAACGCACCCTAGCACTAGCCTCAGCGTACAAGGGGCGTTTGGCGCGCGCCCTTGGCGCCAAACCCCTGTGCTAAGGGTGCATTGTCCAAGGATTGAATACGAAAAAATCACCATTACCACCAAAACAGGCATATATGTATATATAAGCGGCATTGCCGTTTTGGTGGCATTGTTATTCATCGTCGTCTAAAAAGTCATCTTCAGCTGCGGAAATGACATCAAAAAACATCGTCATTTTGCGAGTACGACCTCGTGAGCCCTCAACCTCAATCTGAGTCTTACCAATCGGACACCATTCTTGCTTGGCCCAGTAGTAAATATTCTTTTTATTCGGCTTCACTTCGTACCCCTCTGGGTCTATGCGCGTGCCGATTCGCTCGAGCAGATCCTCTGGAGTAATAAAGCCGTTATCGTCCGCGCAACCATCCGCCACCGCCGCATCGTAAGCGTCCTGCATCAGCTCCGCCGCTTCCTTCTGGATGCGATGGTTCTTCGCCAGCTTACTCTCGCGTCCCTTGGCAAATGGGTCAGCTCCTTCCGTCTCAAACTTGGCGAGCATGCCTGTTGGGTCGTCGTAGAACCTCGGCCACTTGAAGATGACGTCGCGCTCTGGCGGTGTCGGAAAGCTCCTCGTGGTCATGGATACGCGATACGCCGGGCAATCGTTCAAGCGTGTACGGCGAAACTCCTCCGGAATCTCCAGCGGTGTGAAGTCACACATTGAGTCCGCGTCACGTGCATAGACGCCAGAGCCACTCATGCGGTCCATTGCCTTCTTCTGGCCAGCTGTACCCTTTGGATGGTGGTGCGCATAGACGACAGCGCATCCGCACTCCTCCGTGATACGGTCGATGGCATTCGTGAACTCTGCTACCATGCGCGAGTCGTTATCGTCTCCGCCGTTGACCTTATAGACCGGGTCAACGATGACCATGGTGAAGAAACCCTTCTCGCCACGTGCTAAAACACGGCGAATCAGTATCGGCGTTAAGTCCTTCATAAGGCGAGCCTTACCTCGCAGATTCCATGCATAAAAATTGGTCTTTAAATCATCGAGTGCGCCAGGTTGTTTATCACCGTGTCGGGCATCCCAAACCGTGTGGAGGCGCTGTCTAAACTCATTCGCTTCGATCTCTAGGTTTACGTATAAAACGCGTCCTTTGATGCATGGCATACCGAGCCACGTGCTACCCGTACAGACCGCTTCGGCTAAGTCAATGAGCGCATAGGATTTGCCCATCTTGGAGTCGCCCGTGAGAATCATCTTCTGGCCCTGGCGCAGAAGTCCCGCGCCCTCAATACCGATAAGCGGAGCGTTCAACTCCACCGGCTCGTCCCAGTCTGAACAGTCGGCTTCGTCTGGTAAATCGTCTTCAGATTCGTCCGCCCACTTCTCCCATTCGTCCCAGTCCTTGCAGCCAATATTGAGCTTTAAGAGTCTCTGACGATTCTTGCCACGCGTGATGCCTGGCATACGTGAGAGACGGCTGGGATTTTTGTTGGCCATGTCCGGCGAGAATTTACGGCGTGCGCAGAACTGGTACAGCTTCTCTACGCGCTTCCTGTACAAGTTTTCATCGGTGCCTGCGTCAATGTGGACGATAGCGTGAACGCTCTTGTTGCCGCTTGATACCACAGCTACACACGGAAGCTTCATCGCCTGGATCATGCCAAGCTGTTTTTCCACTTCCAGCGTGTCGGACTCAACAAGGGCGTATCTAAACTCTGTGATGTTTTGGTTGGAGCGTCCCTTACCGTCTACTGGGTTAAAGCAGATCCATGCGCCCGCTTCTGGGTTCCAATCGCCCAGCACCTTGCCCAAGTCTCCGTCGCACTTGGCGAGCTCCTCTCGAAGCTCGCCTGCGTTTCTGTCCCAGTGTCCACGCTTTGGCATATACTTGCCGTCTTTTTCATAGACCTCATTGACGTAGCACACGCGGTCAGAATCCTCAAACACCGCCGCCAGGTAGTCCGTCAAGTCTTTGGCTTGGTCCCAGTCTCCGTCCATGACATCGACGTCAACCTCGTCCGCCCAGTCTGGTGTAATGCCGAAGGCGTCGCCCGGGTCGATAATCTCGTCGTCCCAACCAATGGCGTAACTTTTCGTGCCTGGCGACCATCCACGAGCTCGCGCGAATGCGATAATGGTTCCGCTTTTAACGCGTGATGGTGAGCGGCCGAAGCTTTTCCACTTACGCTCGCACTCGCCCTCGTGGTAGCGGTAGATGTCCATACGGCTCCATGCGTCCCAGTCCTGCCACGTAAAGCCGGACTCATGAAGCGCCATGCCGCAGTCCACCCACTGTTGATAATCAAGCTCGGAGGGGTCTATCCAATTAAGCGCCTCCAGGAGGTCTTTGTGGTCGTCTTTATTTCCCATAGTTATTCACCACATCTACAAGAGCACGATAGAAAGGCCTGATTTTTACGAATGGCATATCCAGTGACATATCAACGACCTCAATACCACATGCCTCGGCCACGCGGTTTTCAATCTGCGCGCCTTTGCTCTTCGTCCATCCAGGGAGAAGAATCATCACACCGTACATCGGATAATATGGCTCGTCTTCACCGTCTCGAACTCTAAGCGATAGAGCCTGTAAGCATGTGGCCATAGCGGCCTCGTATGGAGTGTTTGAAGGTATTTCTGTGGCCGGATTGAACACCATGCCATCGCTTACCTTATGCAGAACTTTCTCCACAAAGATGAAGGGGTATTTGTACCCCTTCACGCCCGTGATTGGTCCAGACAGGTACACGTTTCTACCTTTGAGAAAATAAAGGTCGCTCTCCGTGACACTTTCTGCAGCAAGCTCCGCGAGCTTGTCAGTGTATTCATCGAGGTTCATTACTTCTCACCTTCTTTAGGATCTGTTGCATCGATTACGATGGACGATTCATCGCTTTCGATTTCGTGGTTAATTACTTTGTCCAACAGTTCTGCTCTCTTCTCTTCGTAATTTGGAATATCAAGATTTCTTTTAAAGCAGAACTCATAAGCCTGTTGCAGCATATATTCAGCTCCTTTTGCTCGCTCAATCGAAAGCATCCACGCAACAGTGCCTTCAACGCCTTCTCTGTACGCCTTAGCCCATAGTTTGATTGTCGATATAGTCATCTGCGCTCTGCATCACATAGCATCGACCTCTACGAGCGCACAATCTAGCGAGCAGCTAGGTACCACTGGATTGCATATACCAACCTCGCTGGGTAATTCGTCAAGGAAAATACCTTTTATGCAGCTATGTCCAACCTCACGCTCTCGCATAGCGCGCAACTTAAAAACATCTGGAAAATCTTTTCTGACCTTGTTCCAGTAGCCCATGCCACCCTTGACGCACCCGACGCAGTTGTTGTTCGGGTATCCGAGGTCGTACATGGCGGGACGCCTGATGCCCCAGTCAGCGCAGAGCGCATGGCAGTCCGCTTTGGTGAGGCCGTGCTCGATAAGGGGGAACTCGTGCTCAAACTCCGGCATAGACTCAACAACTCTATCTGCCCGTTGCTTTTCAGTCACGTCAAAACCCCATATGTAGGTATGTTTCCCCCAATGCTCCTTTTCCCACTTCTGCCGAACACGCTTTTTAAGCTTAAGTGTGCACGCTGCGCCATAAGGGCCATTGATATATCCTTCCGCGAGCACTGCATCAACGTTTGGATAATCCTCGCTCTGTAGAATTGTGATGTCTCTTTTAAGCAGCTTCTCTGCGTCATGCAAAAAACGCAACGTATCTGGATGCTGGTCAGCAATATGTATGTAAATCACTTTGTCAGGGGCTGCAAGCTTTGTAGCCACTAGCGATGAGCAACCGCACGAAAACCAGCTAATCCTCATTACGCACCACCCTTGCCCCGCAATAAGGACAATATTCAAAAGGTGGTTCGCCTTTATAGCCACGAGCTTGGAAGCTGTCCCACATTTCAGCAAGGATATCGCCCAACTCGCCATCACAGTTGGAACATGAATAATAACCGTCCGCTACATATCCAGTGTCGGGTGTATTGAAAGACGTATCAGTCCAGTAGATTCTGCACGTGGGGTCTATGAGGTCGGCTAGACGGTTGAAGAATGGCGAGAACTCAAAAGGAGAGCGTTTAGGCTGTCCAATAGCTAAATCTATAGCAATGAAAGCAGCTAGAAATTCATCGCCATCATCTGATTTATCGAATGTATTATCTAGCTCCTTGCCAGCTTCTCGTAGCTTCTTCGCTACCTCTTCACGGCTAATCATCGCTATCACTCAGCATTTCGAGCTGGTCGGCGATGTCAAAGAGTTTAGCCATTGACCAAGAAGTCATTTCTCCTTTATCGAGAACGTGTTTTAGTTGTTTTCTAACCGATGCGATTGTTACTGGTCTTTTGTGAGTGAGTTCGTCAGTTTCAAAGAGAATGCGAGTATTATTGATTAGGTCAACCACAGAGACAATTTTTGCGTTAGCCCTACTAAACGCATATCCATCGACTATATGTTCGGTGCCA